TCAAACTTATCAACCGTACCTTGCAGTATACCACTGATGATGTCTTGTTCACCTATTTTTAACGCCCCACCACGTCTTGTAATAATTGCTTCTGCCATCTACCTCACCACCTTTAATTGTATTGGAATGCTAGCACTAGGTACTTCATTAGCATAAACAGTTATACTATTTGAAGCTGTTGTTATACGATAAACTAAACCCCAATTTTCAGCTAGCGTAACGTCTGTTGCATAAGTGCCTGTATTGACTATATCAACTATTGGTTTGTCTGTTGATAGTATGCCTGTTACTGTTACTGTTTTAGTGTATGGGGCTTCTGTGCCTGTCCATGATGTTGATGGGATAGTTACTGTGTATTCAGCAGTTGTTGCTTTAGTTCCTAGTTGTGTCTGAATAGCTGATGTAACACCATCTAAGTAATCAAACTCTGTAGCTGTAACCCCTGTTGCTTTAAGGTCCTTAGCGTAGTTTAAGTCTGTATATGCACCTGTGAAACCTTCTAGCTTATTAAGTTCGGCTGTTGTTACCGTTGCACCTTCTAAGATGTTAAGTTCGGTTGCACTTGCACTACCGGGGTAGCTGACTTTAAGTGTGTTTGTAGCAACCCTATCTTTAATTTGACCTGCTGTGTCGGATAGCTTTACATCTGCTAATGAACCATCAGCAATGGAATCAAGTATAGAAGCAATGTTTTTTTGCCACTTGAAATACATTTGAGTGCCTGTTATAACACCTGTGTTTAATGTAATGGTTGTAGCGTTCGTTTCAACATAGTCATCACGATCAAGTATTTCATACAATCCATCATTGTTCTTTTTCATAACCGACATAGTGTTATCGCCTGTGTTATATGATTGTGTTCCACCTAAACTAATATCGAATATAGCTTGTCCACTCGTTGCTGTTATCTCTACTTCTTGAATAACTGCACCTATGCCTGTTGTATTAACCCACCCTGAACCGTTGTATATCTTTAACTGATGGTTAGATGTATCATACCATAACCGTCCTTCTGATGGTGTAGGTGCTGTTGCTAATTTTTCTATTACTATGTTGGTAGCTTGGTTACCACCAAAACTTTGATTACCTGTTAATGGTCTTGTACCGTCTGTCCTTAGATATTGTGTGTGGTCATCATCACCTAGTCCAATTAAAGTACCATGGTCGGATATACCACTACCACTTGCACCGATTTCTTTCCATACACTAGTTCCTGAATCATAAGTATAAACTACATCAGTATCAAGAACTAATCTCAAGTCACCATCTTCCATGCCTGTTAGTGCGTTAAGTGCTGTTAGATTTGCAACAGGTGCTTTCCAATTGTTATCAGCAAAAGCAGGTATATTAGTTAAGTTATCCCAATGTAGCAATGATTGACCTGTGGTCTGCATATTAACCTTAGTATAAACATCAGCTACATTAGCTTTTGTATCACCTAAATTATCTACATATACCTTTTGTACTGCTTGAGTATTTGTTGTAGCTATAGGAACTATTGGACTTGATGAAAAAGTCTTAACACCTGCTACTGATTGGTTGCCTGTTACTTTAACTGCAAAAGCATCTACTTCTGTTTCTGTGTAGTATCGTCCATCATGGTCTGATGAAGTCTTATGTGTGTTTAATAGTCCTGCTTGTGAAGTACCTACATCATCAGCATATTTCTTTGTACTTGCTTGTAAGTCTGTTGTTGGTGTAGGAACTATAGGACTTAAAGCAAATGTTTTAATACCACTTACTGATTGATCGCCTGTTAGATGAACGTCTTTTAAGTTCTCGTCATTAACATACTTTTTAGTGCTTGCTTGCATATCAGTAGTTGGTGTTGGTACTACAGGTGAAGAAGTAAACGTCTTGACACCTGCTACTGTTTGGTCGGTTGTTAGCTTTACATTAGCACCGTCTGTACCATCTAACTCACCAACTAGGCTAGTTAAGTATGTTTTAATGTCTGCACTAGCTTTATCAAAGGTTGCTTTTAAAACTGCTGCATTTTCTGTTGGTTGGTCTGCTAATGATTGCACATTATTTACGTCAAATGTTGGATTGGTTAATGCCATATTGTCCTCCTATCTGTTAAATCCTTGAACTTCTGCGATTGCCTTTAATGAGATTAGTACAAGTGATTCATCAAGTTCTGCGTTTTCAAATATCCATTTGATATAAGCGTACTTCCTTGCTCTTATCTTTCGTTGAACTACTTGTGGGTTTCTGTTTGTCAAGAAACTAAAATCACCAAAGTCTATATCTGTGAAGTCGAATATAACATACTTAATAGGTTTGATTAATTTGGTTTCGTTTGTATTAAATCTATTAGTTGCATAGCTTATAGTTACGCTTGTTCTTGTATATGGTTTAATTGCTACCCATATAACCCTTGTATTCTTTGATAGTTCATTAACACCAAAGTCTGTAAAACCTAGTTCTAACCTAGCAGTAATCGCTACACCATTGTCATTAAGTCCACTAAACTTTTCTAGTGTGCCATTAGCACCGTAATATATTGTACTATTTATATCTAGGAATGTAGTTGCGTTAATATTTGTATAGATGTAAAAAGTATCATTTTGGTAATTGTATATATATACATTAGTTCCAATGTTAATCCATAGTTCTTTTTTAGATTGGTAGTCAAATGTTATAGCTGTTGATAAATCAAGGTCCTGTAATGATTGTCTAATGCGTTCTGAAACATTACTTGCGTTTCTTTCGTCATTAACACTTGTGTTAGTCCACTTCCACATTGATTTCCCATGAAGCGATATAGGGCTATTATCAACGAGTTGTACGTTATTAGGTGCAATATTACCTACTGTCTGATTAAGCTCGAATACAGGGTACTCATAGCCATCTAGCACTGTTATATACTCACTGTAGCTATAGAACGTCTTGCTTTCCTTAAATATAATCTGTCTATCGTATTGAATGACTATATCAGTGATAGCAAACTCGTCAGAACCAATTAATGTAAAAGCAAACTCTGGGTAGTAGGTTGCATCAAGTGTACCACTTCGCATACGTTTGTTCTTAAATGAACTGTTTCCAAAAAGGAAAACGTTGGTATTGTTACCTGGTCCATATAATACGTAGTACTTGTTGTTTTTAACTAAAGCTACATTGCTTGTGCTTTCCTTAACCCACTGAATAACCACAAGTGCATCAGTAGTTGGTGCTGATGTGAAAGTTACTTGACCTAGTGTCCTATCAACAGTAAACTCCGAATCTTCTGTATTTGCAACACCGTTTACTGTAACAATTAATGCTGTAGCACCTATAGATAGTTCTCTTAATTGATAGATAGTAGTACTATTATCGCCTGTGAAGTTTTGTTTCTTAGTACCATTTAGCAAATTAACTTGTTCAAAGTCAGTTCCACCACCTGATGGTGGGGTTTCTATCGCTATTGTAGGGATATAACCAACCACATCACTATAAGTTGTACCGTCATACGTTTTAAAGTCAGTACCATTGATAAAGTATAGTTCACTACCAAACCAAAAGATTTGAGTTTTAACATCAGTGATTGTGCCTATGTTAGTTACAGTTGATTCAGTGATTAAGTCTGCAATAGCTGTTGTATCTGTTGTTACTGTCATGTCATATTCATATACTTTGCCATCATTTAAAATTAACATTATTTCTTTTGTTGCGATTGTACCATACCATAGACCTTGCACATCTTTCGCATTATCAAAGTCTACTAGAGAATTATGACCACCACGTTTTTCTGCTTTATAGTCTTGGGTAACCCTAAAGTTTTCCATGACTACTGCTTCGCCTAGTTTAATTTCAGTTTCGCCAACTGATTGATTTAGCCCTAAGAATTTATCAATCTCTATTGGTTTTGGTACAGGTGCCTGTCTAAAAGTTACCATATATTATACACATCAAAGATACTTTCCTCTGATGATGGCTCTTTCATGGTAAACTTTTGTCTAAGTTCATCATATTTTTGGAATAAAGGGTTAGTCATTGATTGGTTCTCATATGGACTAATCCAACTTGCTACATAAAATGCTAGGGCTTTTGCAACAATGTCATCTATTTCTAATACATCTGTTTTGGCTGTGATCTTAGTTGGTATAGGATTGTATAATATCCTTATTGTTCCGTTAAAGAAGTAATCATAGTAAATTCTGTTAGGTGCTTCAAACTTATATGTAGCTGAATTGCCATATTGTCTTACAGGGTATTCTTCTATCACTTTATCTAATGATTTGAAGTCTGTTGGTAAGGTATATTCTACCCATGCCTGATAATCAGGTACAGTTTCAAAGGCTACATTAAATAACGCCCTATTAACATGACGATAAAAGGTTGTGCCTGTAAATTTCAACCGAATCTTGTTACCCACTGTTGTAGGTGTCAAATTGCCCTTATAAGACGTTCTTGTAGTTACAGTGGCACTAGTTGTCAATAAATCCGTCCAAGTGCCTAATTCGTACTCCTGAATGACTACAGTATGGGTCTTATCTGCTTCAAAATAATAAGACTTAGCAACAACACCATCTTCATTAGGATAATATTGTTCTTCACCTAGAAATTCAACTACATCAAACTGATTGCCTAATTCATTCTTAATAGGTGTATTTGATATTTCAATTGTCTTTTGTATTCTAGCTACTTCGAATAATTCTTTTTGCCCCATGTCAGCAAATATTACACATGATGCTTCAAAGTCAGCTAAATCATCAGAAGAAATAACAACACCATCATCTGTGTAGCTATCCAGTAATACCCTTGCATCATATATTATATCTTGAACTGTTGTTGACATTTATTCCACCTCGCTTATCCTAGCCCTTGTGTTTCTTCCAATATCTTTAATATATCGGCTTTTTTAACACCTACTGCTGTTAATCCTGTCTTTTCTGCGTACATTGTTTGAAGTTCTTTATATGACTTTAAGTCAGTTTTAATTGATATAGTTGGTTCGATTACTTCTGAAACCGTTTTAAACTTTCTGCTTAATGCTTTAATTAATCTAGGGTTTTCAGTTTCATAGAATCCATCTGCATCAAATCTTATTCCTAGTCTGTTTGATTTCTTTAATAATTTACTTTGGAATCGTACTAATTGCTTTGGTACTCCAATAAATTTCATTAATTCACCTCATTTAAAAACAAGGGGCAAGGTATAAACCCTACCCCTTTAGTTTAATTATAATAGTTCTACTGCTGCAACTGCTGCTGCATGGTTAGTCACTAACTTAGTTCCTGTTGCTGGTGCTAATGTAATTGCAATTACACCACTTGCGTTCAAGAACTTGCCTGTTTCAACTTGAATTGCTCCAAGTGTAGTTGCTGCTACTGTACCTGTTTTAGCTGCTGCTGCTTTAGATGCACCTGTACCTGCTGCAATACTGTAGGACAAAACACCTGTAGTGTTGCTAATTAGAATAACTGTTTTATTGCTTTTTCCTGTTGGTGTATAATTAAATACTTGATTTCCGTTTGTTGTGTCTATATCTGCCGCTACCATTGTAGCTGTTGCCCTAGTACCGAATGATACTATAGGTGAATTTGTAAAGGCTTTATCTGCCATATCATATTCCTTTCTTAAAGGGGTCTACCCTTGTCTATAAGTTAATTAAATTGCTGTTTCAGCTGCATAAGTAAATGCTCCAACTGCTAATTCGCTTCCTTTGATAACTTTCTTGCCAAATACATGATAGCCACGAATATGATTAGCAAAAGCTGTTTCAGCTCTTAGTGTTTCAGATTTCATCAATTTGTCAGCGTAACCGATTGATTGATAAGAACCTGCTAAAACATTGTGAATAGGTGCTGCTGCTGTGCCTGTATTAGGTAGGTTGTTGGTAACAAATACATCAAAACCTAAATCCTTGGTCCATTGCATACCACCCTTACCATTGATACCTTCATTAATACTAAATGCTACACCTGCTAATTTAAGTTTAATCATAACCCATGGTGGTATTACCATCCACATATTATTATCTTGTACGTTAGCTTCATACAATACTTGTGCTAGACCTGCAATATCGCCAAGAATAGTTGCTGAATCCACTGAAGCATCTGTTACTGTGCCTGCTGCTGCTTCTGAAGATGTAGTTGCACCTAATACATAAGCATCTGCTGTTTTAGCTAGATTATAAGCTGCTCTTTGTGTTTGTGATCCTTGTAAGTCTACATTTGCCATAGCTGCTTCAACATCAGTTACATCAAAACCATAATAGTATTGTTGGTCGATTAACATTGCTACTTGAGAATCGTCTAATGTTTCATAGCTTACTGTGCCTGCATATGCTGTAATAGTAGGTTCGCCTAATCCGTTAAAATAAATTGTATCGCCTGCTTTTTCAACTGCTTTGTTAGGTTTCATGCTACATATTTTCTTTGCTACTAAATTGTCCTCTAGTGTTCTTAAAACGCTTGCATCCCAAATTTCAGGTATAAATGCTGTTGCATTAACATTAGCTGCCATAATTTTATGCTCCTTTGATTACCACGTTAAACGTGATTTATTAATCTTGTCGAGGTTATCCATAACCCAACGTTGGTTTGACTTCTTAGTATCAAATAATGATTCGCTTATGTAATCACTATCTGTTACACCGTCACCCTTAACACTTCCAATGGTTGATTCTGAATTGATCGTGTTTTTATCAGCAACTTTCGAGCCTAGTTTCAACTGCTTTAATTCATGTTCAATGTAGGCATATTTCAGTGGTGTACCGTTTGATACGCTCTGCCATATCGCTACGTCTAATTTGTCTTTTTCTGAATCAAATTCTCTACCGTTTTCAGACTTAAAGAAGTCAAGAAATTCTAGATTGTTTTGCTTTTCCTTTTCTTCTTGCTTTTGTCTGCTTTCAGCTTCTAATTTAGCTTGTTCATTTTCTTTTCTGATACGTCTAGCTTCTAGTACTTCTTTAGCATCTTCCTCTGAATAGTTTGTTTCTTCTTGTATTCGTTCTATTTCAGCTCGTTCTGCTTGTTTTGCCATAGCTTCTTCGTACTCTGCTACTGTTTTAATGCCATGACTTTCACCATACATTTTAGCTATTAACGCATCTTGTGCCTTTGCTTCTGCTTCTACTTTGTCAGCTTCGTACTTTCGCCTGATTTCAGCAAATTTTGCGTTTTCTTCAGGTGTTTGTACGTCTTTAGATACCGCTGTATCTTTAGATGGTTGGTTTTCAGCTTCTACTTGTGTATCGGTAACGACTTCCGATTTTACGTTTTCCACTTGTTCTGCTTTGACTTCGGTAGTTTCTACCTGCTCATTTTGAGAAGTTACGACTTCCTCGGCTACTGCGTTTACAGTATTTTCCATATTTTCCTGCTTTCTGCCTTTTTCCGCATGGCTTGCGATTAGTTTACTTTTGTCTTTTTAGTTTGCTTATCACCTTTACAACTTGGATTAACACATTTCAATGTCTGTAAGGTGTAAACATCTGTTGACCCTTCGTCACTTATAAACTTATTGTTGATTACTTGCATATCTGATTTACATACGCTACACTTCACTAGGTATACCCCCTTCGATCGATTGTATATACTCTACTGCTGCTTGTTGCAGTTCAGGTGGCATTTGTTCTATTAGTTGTGCTACTACCTCATACGGTACGCCCTGTGATTGTTGTTGAGCTTGTTGCTCCATCATTGCTTCTTTATCTTCTTCTGCACTGATCAGTTCCTCTCGTCTATTGATTGAACCAACAGGTAAACCCTTAAGGTATTGCAAGAATGTTATTCTATCTAGTGCTAATAAATTATCTAATGTTTGTATGGAACTAATCTGTGACCAATAACTTGATGCACCTACGTCTATTTTTAATTTAAGTTTTAAATCCCTTAGTTTAGAAAAATCAATAGTTTTTGTTACTTTATCATCTAATACAGTTACGGTTATCTCTCGTTCACCATAGTATGCTATCATTGTATCTAACCATATATAGCCTATATCTTCAATGAATTGATGTAAGTTCATTTTGATTGTTTCAAGTGGAATAGCTGCTGCTTGCTGAACGGCTATAATTGCACTTGTGTTATTAGGTGTTACATCACCCATGGCTGCATCAGAAGCCCCTAGCATTTCTTTAGTATATTGGATTGTAGCATCTATAAACTGCATAATCTGTGGTGACATCATGCCAGGTTCTATTTGTTGTGCCACACCTGTTATATCGCCCTCTACACCAAAACTAGACCCTACTGCATTAGACCATTTAGCAATCCTTGTACTGTCATATACCACCTTAGGGTATGCGTTATTCATTAGACTAATCATACTCATAGCGAATTGCTTATTAATAAATAATTGATTAGGTACTAACCCTGTACCTAGTGCTTGACCATGGTAACTATTTTTAATCGAATCCCAATTACCCCATGCTATAGGATATACTACTCTTTTAGTGTCCCATTCCTTGCGTACAACACAATTCTTAGTTGATTTTCTAGCGTATATCTTGCCATCTTTTTTCCATAGCTTAACAATGGCTGTTGTTTTGCCTGCTTCGTCTTTACCGTTTTCTAGTTCTATACTGCACGATCGCCTGCTTGCTTATCATTATCAGTATCGCTTGTTATTAAATCTATTTCTTTTTGACTTGTTTTATATTTCTTAGCTTCAGCTTTTAGGTCTGATGTCATTTGTCTAAACGATAATACAATGTAAGGTTGAATAGGCCTACCGTTCTCGTTTACCCTAGTATCATTAGGATTACCAAAATATACATTAACACTATCAACAATCTCATTCTCAATATCGCCCATTATCTCTGCAGGGCTTCCATCAATGTCTTTACCCTTGTATTCTTTTGTTTCTATCAAATCATTCCAAGTTGAATACATGGCATAGTCACCTGATAAAGCACCATCAAGTAATAGTTGTCTTAACTTGGTTGACATTTTTGTATCTTCCCATATTGTATTAAAATGACCTGTTAGGACATCTGTTAACTCACTAACTGTCATATCACCCATGACTATTTTTGTATCGTCACCCTCATTTGATACTATTTGTATCTTTGTATCTTGTGAAGTGATGGAAGCTATCTGATGATTTATGATTCGTTTAAATATATTAAATACAGGCGTAGGGTTTCCATTTGCTTTAACGCCCTTCCACTGATCACCAATATACATACTATTGTTAATATCTATAGTCTGATAAAAAGGTGGGTTCAATCTGTTATTATAGTTTTGTCCATTTAGATATAGTTGCCAATCGTCTGTATAATCCATGTTATCTTTCAATATTCCACCTCTTTCATATAAAAAAGCCACTACTCGTTAAAGTAATGGCTCTCTTGGGGCTCTACATTTAGTAACCCATATTGATTTGCGTACATTATACCACATTTCAAGTGGTATGACTATCTATTTATTTACTTGCTAGTTCTTCTTTTAGTTTCTCATTGATATCCTGGAGCTGTTTATTATCATAAAACATTTGTTTCATTATACCCTTACGTCCTTCTTCTGCTATTAGCAAGTCATTATATGATTCCATATACATAGATAACTCTTTGCGTTGTTTATCTTCATATATCTTTTCATTCAATGTTGAGCATCTAGGACATATAACAGAAAAACTACCGTCAAACTTGCCTAGCTTCTTGTTACATTCCGTACATCTTTCATCTGCTAATAGTTTTCTTGTCATTTCTGCTCCGTTCCATCATATGCTAATAGATTACTCATGCCCTTTGCTAGTTCGTCTACTTCTTTATCTTGCTTTGCTTCCTTAATTGCTTTTATAGGACTTTTAACCAATGGTTGTAAATCCCTGTTATCTTTTAAACGTCTTTTATCTTTTAAGCCTTGCCTATATACCACTACACCAGTGAAAGTGCCTAATATGTACGCTATAATGATTGTATACTCCATGTTTACCCCCCTATATAACTGTTGTCTACTTCCCCACCTAGTATATCACGTCTTGTGTCTATTGATGCAAATACATCAGGTCTAAATGGTTTGTACTCACTAGCTGGTCTTTGTCGCATAATACAGAAACCTCTAATTGCATCGCAATTATGGACGATTAAACCACCATTTATTGCAAAGTTGTTATGTTTTTCTACATACATATTATATACATCTTCATTAGGCACTCTTGTTATTCTCTTTACTTTCACGATTGGCCTTCTTCTTTAAATTAGTTGAAATGATTGCACATTCTTTAGAGCAGTTCTTAACTTTGCCATACTTATTGGTATTAAAAGTATTTCCGCATATGACACATGTCCTATCCTCAAAATCACTTTTCTTTCTAATTCTATGCGATGACTTGCATTTGTCAGAACAGTATTTATTATGGCCATTATTTATTACCTTAACTTTCTTTCCGCAATGTAAGCATACTATTTCTATTTCTTGATATAGTTTATCTTTAGTGTCTTCATAATGTTTTTTGTGCCATTCAATACCTTCTGTACTTCTATGCCATTCAGATGCTTTAGGTCTTGCATACTTTGCTAATCTTTCAGCTAACATCTTTTTATCTTGTAGATTCCCATGTAAAGATAAGTGTTCATGTCCTTCTAGTAGCTTGAAATTGTCAATTTCATTATTGTCTTTGTCTAGGTCTTTATGGTGTACATGATAACCTTTTAGAACTTTTCCATTGTACTTTTCCCACACATAAACATGAAGCCTAACAGTTGCTTCACTTCCTTTTCCTGATAGATAATAACCTTTTTGTGTTTGGTAAAACTTAATACCATCATATACTACAGTTTTGCTTTCTTTCATGTATGTCACCTCAATATCATTGTAACATATCTTAGTGTATCTGTATACTTATTATGTCTGTATCTTCTGTCACATCAGCAGCCAACATCCAGCCTTTGGAACTCAATACAGGATGGTCAACTGTGCATTTAATTACACTTCCGTCTTCCATTTCTATTTGTATTAGTTGGGCATACTTTTGTGTTATCATAACATCACTGAACGTTGAAATTGTCTTGCTTTTAGTTTCTTCGTCATAGCAATATATGTTACCACTTTTACCAATTAAATCCCTTATTGCATAATCACCATCTATTGTATTAACTATCGTATCGCCTGATAAGCATGAGTGAGTAAGTTCATGAGGTTGAGTTGCTACGTCATTAGGATTACTTTCACTTCTTTGCACTTTAGGTATACATCTGATAAGATTCTCACAATTACTAAATATCTTTAACTTACTATCTTTGATAGTCTGCCCTGTTTGTTCATCCTTTATGTCAAACACTTTCAGCCATTCCTTCATGGCCAACCATCCATCAATACGATCATTAGATGATTTGATTAAGTTCTCACCATTTTCCCTGAATATGTCAGCAGCACTTCTGCCTGTTTCTTGTCTGCGATTCCATAGGTCAGGTGGTGCATACTTTATTAAAGGTTTGTCTGGTCCGTTTATTTCATTTATCCTTTTGGCTGCATCACTGATAATTAAATCAGGTTCATATAGTTCTTTATACACAAAAGCGTTGTTATGCGTGTCAATTGCTATCCAGTAATTTGCTAACATATCAAGTCCATAATCTTTAGTGGTGTATCTATGCCAATGACTAGGGATTCGGAAAGGCTCTATTACATGTATGTTACGGTCAAACTCCTTAAAGTAGCTGCCTTCGGATCTAATAAACCTTGCCTCTGCTAGTTGTAACCATTTATCATAATCAGTATCTTTTAGTTGCTCAATACTCGCTCTCTGCTCTAAGGTCAAGTAATTATTATCATGGTGAGTACTTAGCACGATTAAAACTGTGATAGTTGATGTGATTTTCTCCCCTTCATGCTCAAAGGTAGTTACTATATTCTTCTCGAACACTTTCGGTCTTTTAGTATTAGGAAAATATGATATGATTTTATCTGGTGTACTCTCTATAAACATCTCATTGACAAAGCAATCTGGATCAATAGGATTCATTAAGATTGTAAGCTGCCTATCTTCTTCTCGCCCACCTCTTAATTGATGGAGTAAACCTACAAAGTCATCATAGCCCATCCACTCGCCTTCTTCGACAAGTATTGCTGTAACCTGATCTAT